AAAAAAAGATTATCGCACTGCGCCACGCGATAGAAGAGCAGATCACCGCAGCCCTAGAGGCAAAGGGTGAAGGCTCAACATCCCACAAGTTGGAAGCACACAAGGTTACGCTGACACAGCCCGTGTCCCGTAAGATTGATCCAGTTGCGTGGGAAAAAATCAAACATAAAATTCCTGAGAGTATGCACCCAGTCAAAGTGACCTTGGCCGCTGATTCGATTGGCTGTCGCTACTTGGCTGAGAAGGAGCATCGCATGTGGGCAAAAGTATCCAGTGCGTTTGAAACTAAGCAGGGCAAGATCGGCGTCAAGGTCGAGGCGATATAATGTCTCTGACTGACGTTGAGCTTGAGATGCTCATTGCCGCGTTTAGGGGGGTTACCTTTAACGATGGCTTAAAGCCAAGCCCAGATTACATACGTCTGGAGCGTAAATTGAAATGGTGGCGCGACCACCCAGATTTGGAGTTTGTGTAATGCAGCGTACTATTGATGAAATTTTAGACGAGGTATTTGCACTCGTATTTAAGGGAGACTGGTAATGGCTATTAATTTAAAATCACTGTCGAAGCCTACGGGCCAGCGACCAATAATCGCTACAATATTTGGCGAGGGTGGGATGGGTAAGACAACCCTAGCCGCCATGTTCCCAAAGCCTGTGTTTATTCGTACTGAGGATGGCACAGCATCACTTACAGGTAATGACAATGTCAGCTTGTTTCCGTTGGCCACGTCCACTCAGGATGTTCTTGACGCCATTGAGACTCTTGGCACAGAGACGCATGATTTTAAGACTTTGGTCATAGACAGCATCACACAACTCGCCACCTTGATTGAGGCTGAGATCGTCGCCGCTGACCCTAAAGCCAAGTCAATTAACCAAGCGGGTGGTGGATACGGCGCGGGGTATGGAGCTGCCAGTGAGCGACACCGCACGGTGCGTGAATATGCTGGTGGGCTGGCCTACGAGACTGGCATGAATGTAGTCTTCATTGGCCACGCCGACACTGAGACGTTGGACTTGCCAGACATGGACCCTTACGCAAGATACTGTGTTCGGATGCATAAGAAGTCGATCCCGCATTATACGGATAATGTTGACTTAGTTGGGTTGATCCGACTGAAGACATTTACGCGCGGAGATGGCGATAAGAAACGTGCAATTAGCACAGGTGAGCGTGAGATTCTGTGTTTCCCACAAGCATCATCAGTCACCAAAAATCGGTTTAACATTACTGAACCTCTGCCGTTTACGTTTGACGGCGGCAACCCTTTTCATGACTTTATAACAGAGTAGGAGAAACTCACATGGACTTAAATGGATTCAACGCGCTGGAGATTGAACCAGCAACATCATACGAACCGCTACCAGCGGATTGGTATAAGTGCGTCATCACTGACACTGAAGAAAAGCCAACCAAGGCTCAGACGGGGTCATACCTTCAGCTAACGATTGAAGTGATCGATGGACAACATGCGGGTCGCAAGGTGTTTGACCGCCTAAACCTAAAGAACCCCAACACGACTGCTGTTGAGATTGCCCAGCGCAGCCTGTCCAGTATTTGTCGTGCGATAGGCGTAAACAGCCCGAAGGACAGCGTTGATCTTCAGGACAAGCCTTTGATGGTGAAGTTGGCTGTGAAGCCAGCGGATGGTCAGTACAGCGCGTCTAACGATATCAAGGAGTATGCAGAGACTGGCGGTGCGACTGAGTCACCAGCTCCTGCGGCTGCAACGGGTGGCACAGCTACGCCACCTTGGAAGCGATAGTTCTTTTTTATGATGGGGCGTGTGATGCGCCCCATTTTACATTTTTAGGAGGAAGAAATGACTGACGAAGTAACATACACAGAAGAAGATTTTTATGAAATTATGAAGGAAAGCAAGCTGGGGCGAGATTGGTTAATCTGGCATAAAAAGAACCCAGATTTCTTTCGTTTATTTGAGCGGTTTACCAGCGAAGCATTAAGAAATGGACACCAGCGTTTAAGTGGTTGGTTCATTGTAAACAGGGTTCGCTGGGAGACTACGGTTGTGACGGTAGGCGATGATTTTAAAATACGAAACGACTACATTGCTTTGTTCACAAGATTATACATGGTTTGCCACCCAGAGCATTTCGGGTTTTTCCGCACAAAGAAAATGAAAAACTTGGTGCGAGATATATTTGCACAAAGCACATAACGGAGAACCGCATGAAACTTGATATATACTCCAACCCAAAAACGATTGAGGCGATTTACCAGCACTATAAAGTGCAGCGCAAAAACGAGCATCGGCCACACTTAGGTGGATCACAAATTGGGAACGAGTGCAGTCGAGCTTTGTGGTATCAATTTAG